GGCCCTTTCGGGCCCTCTGGCTTGGTGCAGCCATCCCCTTACAGTTAATTACTGTAGGGGTTGGATCCAACCACAGTCTACTGGATATCCAAAGGAGGTCGATGCTATGCGGTCTAGAACTCGGACTACTGCTGGGCTTAACGCCTGGACAGCTAGCCTCTTGTTCTTTCAGCGTAACATCATCCCCCCGGGGAGCACTTCGAAGGGGCGAGGTCCGTGGTACTATTATAGTACTGCGAATCCTTTGACCCTCTTCAAGGCATCTCCCGCGGATATTAGTCGGGAATCAATTACCGACGAGAACCATAAGATTCGTGACCGCCGCTCTTTAAGAGCGGTCGGAAACGATATTGGTGGTAGCCTCGACATAGTTAAAGTTGGTAGACGCAGTGATGCGCCTATTCAACAACTAGCCGGCACTACCACTAGTGATGGGTTTAGTTACGAAAGGCGGATCCGATATTCTGGGCCCGTCTTCGCAGTTAACCCCGCAGTGGTCAATATCGGCTCCTATGGGTCTTTCAGACGAAATCTGAAGCCCCTAGGGACGACGGCCATTGCTCGTTGTAAACCAACGAATCACGTCTCCGATCTAGCCGTCGATATGAGTGAAATATATCATACCGGCCTTCCAAGTTTACCTGGAAGACATCTCTGGGAACAGAGAACTCATGCCGCGCGTAGTGCGGGGCATGAGTATCTGAACTCAGAGTTCGGCTGGAAACCGCTTGTCAGCGACATCAATAACGCATGTTATGCTGCCGCTAACGCTGATAGGCTTATGAAAGCCTATGAAGCGAACTCGGGCAAGCCGGTTAGGAGATCTTATAGGTTCCCAGTAGAAGAGACCGTAACATCGACAGACCTTGGACCATACGAGGGTTATGTTACATTTGACCCGAATATGGTTTGGGGTTTTGTTGATGCTACGATGCCTATGCCTCGCCTCGTGAAGACAACCAAGTTTCGTCGTGAAACTTGGTTCTCGGGTTGCTTTACTTACCATCTACCTACGGATTACATATCCAGAAGTAGACTTGGTAAGGCGGCACTAGAAGCTGGACACCTTTACGGTATCGAGCTTACCCCAGATGTCGTCTGGAAGGCGAGTCCATGGACTTGGGCCATCGACTGGTTTTCCAACGCTGGAGATGTCGTTTCGAATCTCTCGAGTTGGGCCACCGATGGTTTGGTGATGCGTTACGGATACATCATGGAGAAAATCTCCTATGAGGAAACGTACGCATTAGACAGACCGTGCCGGCTAAAAAGCTGGCTTGGCGGTCATGCCTATGCCTCGCCCGTAACCGTTTACTACGAGAGTAAACAGCGGGTACGAGCCACACCATTTGGGTTCGAGATATCCTGGAATGGGATGTCTCCACGCCAATTGGCCATTTCAGCGGCATTGGGTTTAACCCGATGGTTCTGAAGATGGCTGTTTCACGCCACGCCATTGGGGCTTGGCGTTCAACGTCAAGTCCTAGGAGTGATGCTTAATGGCATTTGCTGATCCTCAGACTATCACAATCTCTGCTGTGACGTCTCCGCTCCCTCGGATTTCAACCGAGGGTGATGAGACCGTCTACCAGAGTGCTGATGGCCTGATCCAGATGTTGGCTTCTCACGATAGTGGGAAGCGCTTACGACATCTGCTCAGGGTCAACCACTCGAAGCTGACAGCGGATCCGTTTATTCCAGCTGAGAACGTCAAAGTGTCGATGTCTTGTTACATCGTCTTTGATGTTCCTCCAGCTGGTTATACGGCCGCTGAACAGCTTGCCGTCTATACTGGATTCAAAACCCAGTTTACGGCGGCATCGGACCTCCTCATCACCAAGCTTCTTGCTGGTGAGAGTTAGCGGTCATGTTCCGGGCCAAGATCTCTCTTGGGTTGCTTCGTAAGCTTGCGCTTACTTACAACATCAAGAATATCGAGGTTCCAGATCATGAGGCTGAAGGTGCAGAACGGGATGGTGATGTTTACATTCGGATACACCTTGGCTGGAAGGCCTTGGCTGTATTCGGTGCATTCATCGCTCAGACCGCTCTGTCAATCTTATCAGACCAGTATAATCTGTTCTGATGAGACACCCTCTCAGCTTTGCCATTCGGCACCTGCTGTGGTACCTACACGCTGAAGCCTGGTCATCATTCAAAATGAGACCAGACCTCCTCCAGAAACAGGAGGTGAGCTACCATGAGCCCTCTTTTCGAGGGTGTTTTGGTAGATTGTGTAGGTGCGAGCGTCATTAAGCTAAGGATCCTGTCCCTCTGTTAGGAGGTAAGGTGAAAAGCCTAATGTCACTCTGGACCAGGATGGCTGAAGATTCGGCCATCCTTTGCTGCACCAGTGCCACTCGAGACATTAATACTGCCTCGAGGCGGTTCGAACATGAGGGGTTATCGTTTCTTACGATAACCCTACCGAACCTTGGAAAGTTCATCCAAAAATGGATTGACCAAGGTAAGGTCGGTATCGACTCTACTCACTTCGCAGTGGGTAGAGGAGGCTTGCCTCGATTTCTCGGGGGATTCCTCAACCGTGTGTTCGACCCGGACAGCGGAATGTTGCTCGATGAACCTTCCATCGATGCAATCTTCGCTTTACGACAGTTAACACTGTCGTTCGCGAAGATCTCATTGCCTTGCAGTGATGTAAGGCATATGAGAGCGATGGATAAGTACATCGAGTGTGAGAAGGAGGTCAGGCAATTTGACTCAAACATCAAAGAGAGAGATCTCAATGAGTTTGAAGAAATGTCAAATATGCTCTTCGAAAAAGCCTTTTCGAAAGTAGACAGAGATGTCTATTACGACAGGCTTCTTCCTAAGCATGGCCCTGGCGCTGTTGCTGATGGTCTTACCAGTAATGGTAAGTATCAGAATAGCTCTTGGACCCGTCGTCTATCAGAAGTTTTCCTTCTGGATAGATATCTCATTCCGAATCACCATTTTGTTGATGATTTGGATGGGATTGACCTCCTCGAACCTGGCGCAGAAATACCCGTTCGGGTTATCTCTGTTCCTAAGACGTTGAAAACACCTAGGATCATCGCCATTGAGCCCACGTGTATGCAATATACACAGCAAGCTCTCTTGCGTTCGTTCCTCGAAGCTTTCTACAGGGATGAACTCCTGTGTCAGCTTATCGGATTTGATGACCAGATCCCTAATCAGGAACTGGCACGTCAAGGTTCGGTTGATTGCCGAACTGCAACGCTCGATCTGAGCGATGCTTCCGATCGTGTTTCCAATCAGCTCGTCGTGCGTATGATGCGAAGATGGCCTTATTTGCAAAAGGCCGTCCAAGCGTCACGCTCACGGCGGGCAGACGTTCCTGGCCACGGAGTAATCCGTTTGGCCAAGTTTGCGTCTATGGGTTCAGCACTCTGTTTCCCTATTGAAGCCTTCGTCTTTACGACGTTGATCTTCTTGGGGATTCAGAAGTCGCTCAACAGACCGCTTACCAAGAAAGATGTTAAACTCTTTCTTGGGTCGGTACGCGTCTACGGGGACGATTTGATAGTCCCTGTAGAACATGTGCATACCATCGTACAGACGCTCGAACATTTCGGTGCTCGAGTAGGTCTGGACAAGTCTTTCTGGACTGGAAAGTTCAGAGAGTCTTGTGGTAAGGAATACCTTAATGGACACGACGTTTCAATAACGCGTGTTCGGCAGGCGTTACCTTACACGATGGCAGACGCAACGGGAGTCATCTCAACTGTTTCCTTACGGAATCAGCTTTACTATGCTGGTTTCGCAGGGTCGGTTGAGTGGTTGGACAAACTTCTCAAGAAAATATTAAAATATTTTCCTGAGGTAGAGCCAACCTCACCCGTGCTTGGCAGGGTTTCATACGGACCCATTTATGGGCAACGTATGCACCCAAGCCTCTATATCCCCCAAGTTCAGGGATATGTAGTAGAGGCCAAAGCGCCCAGCGATAAGCTGGACGGTACTGGTGCCTTGCTTAAGTGCTTACTTAAGCTGGAATCTCGTACTTTCTTAAGGGGTAAAGTCCCCTGGTACGACTCCGGCACGACTCTTGAAGAAGAGTCTTCCCTGCGACCACCAATCGTGGGACAAGATGAGAGGCACTTAGAGCGTTCTGGACGCCCCAAGCGCGTCAGCATCAAGCTTGGATGGTGGCCGCTCGGTTCGAATTGAGCCGAACGGCGGGGCTTCGGCCTTGTGGGAGATCCCAAACCGGGCCATAGCGGCATTACCGCTATGGGGTTACCCGGCGATCCGGC